GTCGATCAGGTCAGCGCCGAATTCCTTGACCTCTTGAGCCGTTACCAAAGGCTGCTCTTGAGGAGCCTGTTGGGTAACAGGAGGCTGGGCGAAATTGGCCAAAATCGACTGGGTGGAATTGAGCTGGCTCTGCATCTGGGCGAGCTGCTGCTCAAGCTGCTTCTTCTCCTGGTGGAGACGCGGCACCTCGGCGTTGTACTTGCCCTGCAGGACCTTGAACCGCTGCTCGGCGGCCGGATCGTCGGCGGCTGGCTGGGAAACCGGCGCCGGCTGATTGGGGACCGCCGGCTGTGGCGCGGGCGCGGCGGCGCGCGGCGCGTTCGGCTCAGCGGGCGGTTGGGGGTTGAACCCGGGGGTCCCCAAGCCGGGAACTCCGGTGCCGGCGGCCTGCGGCTGGAAGCCAGCGGGCATCGGCGGACGATCGGGGCTGCCAGGCATTGTCACCTGGCCGGGCGTCATGCTGACGTCCTCAAGAGTGAGCGTTCCAGCCTTGGCTTTGGCCGCTAGCTGATTGGCGAGTTCCGTCGAGCGTCGGACTGATTCTGGTAGAGCGGGCATAGCCGTCTTCTCCTATGGTTGGTTTATTTTCGAACTTTGCGAGAACATCGGCAGCTTGACCCACCGCATCGCAGACCTCGTTGGCGTACTCCGCGCGTCCCTGTAAGCGTCCTACAGATTCGCCGCGGGCAGCCACGAGATCCAGCATTGCCTGGATTCCGTCTTGCCGAATGGCCTCTAAAAACTTCTGAAAGGCAGGATACGGGCGCAGCTTAAGTATTGCGTCCGCAGTGTCCCTATCTAATTTCATGAGTTGCCGGTGAACTTCTTGCGGCCACGGCCTGCCATGTGAGCACCGCCATCGCCACCGCCGCTTCCGCGGGAGATGTCGATCGCACGATCCTTATTGCCCTTGGTTTCACCCAAGAACGGACCGCTGGAACTGAAGGGATGGCTCTCGCCCGCACCGCCGCCGCTGCCCGAAGACAGGTTGGTGTTGCGGTCCTTGTTCCCGGACGAATCGCCGTAGAACTTGGAGGTCAAGCCACTCTCAGTGTGGGAATCGGTTTCCTGCTTCGGAGGAGACTTTGCGTGCTCGCTGGTCTTCTCGCCGACAGATTCTACTTTCGCCATTGCAAATCTCCTGTTAAACGATCTTCTTACCCGACGCAGCCTTGTCGGGACCAGTGTTGAGAGTCGTGGACTTCTTGCCGAGGTCCGACAACAGCTGCTCCGCGTCTTCGGGGCCCGTCTTGTTGCCCTTGCCGCGAATTTCGGTGGCTAGATGCGACATCTGCGCATAGCCCATTTGGTTTTTCAGGCGATCTTCCCAGGTGGGGGCCGAGTCGCCGCCGGTGCATTCATACACCAGCTTTTCCGCGTCTGTGTGCTTTTTGATCATGATTGTGCGTCCGCTGCGTCCAGAGTAGCTTTCGTCTTTTGCGCGCCGCCCTTACCGGCGCCGGGGCTCGTATCAGCGTCTTTGCTCGAAGCCAGTGGCTCATTGCCAGAGGTTCCGGCCGGCTGGTCCTTCTTGCTGTTCCATGCCTGATTCCAGGCATCCTTCAACGAGTCGATGATGCCACCGTCGCTATAGTTCGCCGCGGCGCCGCCACTCGCGTCCATTCCACCACCGGGTGCGCCGGCAGGGCCGCCGCCGGGCGTCGGCGGAGAGTAGTTGTGCGGGCCTGCGACCACCTTGTGGTTCGGGCTGTAAGTGTGCTTCTTGAACATGTCCTAAGCTCCTGGATTCATCTTCGGCCGCCTCGCAAACATTTGCTGCGTGCCGTGCTGCTGTGCCGTTGTCTGCCCACCAGTCGGATGGGGCTTCTGCCCCACATGCTGGCCCCCGATAGGCGGTCCGGTTTGCGGCCCACCTTGTGGCTGTCCCGGTGTTCCCGGTATCGGTACCGGGAGCCCAGCCTGCGATGCGTACAAGTTCGCGTGCTCAATATGCTCCAGCATCTGGGACTGTGCCATCTGCTGCATCTGCATGTTGTGCTGCTGCTGCTCGTTCTGCTGTTGCTGTTGCTGCGCCGCTTGCGCGGCCTTCAGCGCGTCATCGTCAGGGACAATGTTCTCCCAGTCGAGACCGATCGCACCAGCGACGGCACCCAGCACCTTCGCGCGACCCTCGATTCCAACGATCTGCATGTCTGTCGGGTTCGAGGTCATGTTCAAGAATTCGAGTTGCCGTGTGCGGTCCTGCTCGCGCTTGACTGCGTACGTAACTCCCTTCACAACCACACTCTCGTCGCCGCGGAACACACCGGGCATCGTCAGCATGATTGTCTCGTAAAGGTGCTTCAGCATGGGGTCGAAGACGTCTCGGTCGATGCTTGCCGCGACATTCTGGAGCGTCTTGGCAGCGTTCGACATCAACATGCTGAGGCCCGAAGCCGTGCGGCCCGCGCCGCCCGCCTGCGCTCCGCCGGTCATGTACCGCGGAATCGCGCTCACATCATCGGCCATCACGTTGAGATTTGCAATCAGACCCTGGATCTCCTGCGCGCGAGAGTCAGGCTGGTAGAAGGTGATCGGCTGCGTCGCGGCGCCCTGCATCATCGGGTCGTAGTTGACGTGCCAGCGCTTCCAGGGGTACATGCCGTCGTCTTCTCCGGGCGCGAGCACGCGGTCGTTGATAACGACCTGAGGTCCAGAAGCCATACCCATGTTATTAACCAGAGCGCGATATGAAGCATTAGCAACAGTCTGGATATCTTCCAGCAGATCGGGGAGACCGTATCCGTACATCGTTCCAGGGATTTTTTCAAACTGGCTGACATAGTAGGGCGCCCGCTGCGAGGGGGTGGGATCTAGTTGCGTTTTGATCACAAACCGGTCGATCAACCAGGCCGTGACCCGATATTCCTGTTGTGGATCAGGGATTTGGCTCTCGTCCATACCCCACTCCAAAAGTGTCTTTCCTGACACAGAGCCGTGGTATTCGGCGGTGTCGATGAGGCTGGAGGACGTTCGGGGCCATGCTTCTCGGTTCTCCAGAAGCGCTCTCTCAACGTCGACCACGTCCCACCACTCGCGGAACCCCCGGTCATGAAAGCGATCCAAGCACTCGCCAATGGCCGCATCGTTGTACCCCGGCAAACCCTTGCACGCGAGAAGATCGGCCCGCGTGAGCCGCAGCCGCTCCACGAACTCGGCTTCATGCACGTTGTGGGCGGTCGGCGTCCAGTATAGGTCGAACGGGGAGACGCGGCTCCAGAACATCTTGGGGACCTGCTTGCGCACCGGCTGGCCGTTTTCCCACTTGACTTGGGAACACATCCGGACCGTCGGGCCCTTGATGGCGGCAAACGGGAAGATGGGCAGGTCGATCAGGAACTCGGCAAAAGCCTCGTAAAATCCGCCCTCTGTGAGCAGATCGTCCAGCTCGTCGGCGGCCTCCTTGGCCTCCTCGACGGCTTTCTTTTTGGCGGCTTTGCGCGCGGCGTCGCGCAGCTGCTCAACCCGATCCTCAATCTGGTCGGGAGTCGGCATGGTCGGCGCTTGCTGGCCGGTCATTACCTCAGGGGAAAGAGGTCCGCTCCAGCCTACCCCAGGGGCGGGTTGCGGCGTTATCGGCGGCGGTACTGGGGGGACTCCTCCCGGCGGCGGCCCGGCCATCTGCCCGGGGGGTTGCGGGGGCATCCCCGGTGGCGGGGCACCGGCCCCAGGAGGCGGTTGCCCGGCGGCCATGGCCTGCTGGGCGGCAGCTGCGGCCTGAGCCTGCTGTTGCTGCTGAATCATGATCTGCTGGAGTTCGGCCTTGCATTTGGCGATCTCCGCGGCGACTAATCCCTGGATCGCCTGCTCAATATCCTCTGGAATTTCAGGCTCCGGAGTAGGCTGAATGTCCCAAGGCCGTTCTGAACCAAGGTAGATATCGCGCAGCAGACTAGTTGCGCCCCGGCACTTTCCTGGCACAATCCTTGCGAAAACCTCACTACCGCCGAAGGCTTTGATGTCTCGGAGTCGGGCGGGGTCGTAGTTTCCCTTGTAGGTTCGGAGTGCATCGATCAGCCTTTGGCCTATGCCCATCATGTTGCGGAAGTTCCGCATCTCGTACATGCGGTAGCGGACGTGCTTCGCGATCTCAAGGACGCTCGGATCGTTCTGCCAGTCGACGGAATCTTGCGGGGGTTGAGCGCCGGCCTGTTGCGCCATGTCGCGCGCAGCGACCTGGTCCGGCGACAGCATGCGCGTGAGCGCGCGGCCGGGGACGGATCCAACTTGTGAGGGGCCGCCGGGAACTGGGTTCTGACTCGGCTGTCCTGAGCCACGCTGCATCACGGGCATACCCCGAATTGCAGCCATATTCTGGGCCGCGAGCGGGGCTACTAGGGGCTGTCGTTGCGTGGACTGAGGTACAGAAACCATGGTGGCCTTGTGAATTCGCGGTTTACCGACTATCGTAGTCTCTACAATCCTGATTGGGAAAGCAAGTTATGACAGACGAGACTGGCCCAGCCAACACCTCGGTCACGGTTCCTGGCACTGGCACCACCCTCGAATTGGGGGATTTACGCGCCTCGATCGCCGCCGAACTGGCATCTGAACTCTCCACTCCCGAAGACATCCGCAAGCGCTATGGCTTCACGAAAGGCCAGTGGGACCAGCTGCGCCAGAACCCCATGTTTAAGGGGATGGTCATGGACGCCCTGAAGACGTTCCGCGGCCCGCTCCAAGCCGGCGCGCGCATCACCAAGAAAGCCGAAATCCTGCTGGAGGATACCCTCCCCGACCTCTACAACATCGTCAAGAACGGCGAGACGCCATCCGGCGAGCGCATCAAAGCGGTCCAGGCCCTGGCGGAACTCGCCGGCCGCGGCAAGAAAGATTTACCAGAAGGCGGCGGTAAGCAAGCCGGCTTTACTCTGAACATCAACATCCCCGGCGGAGCGCCGGTCACGATCCAAGGAAATTCCAATGGCAGCGGCAGCGACGTATAACGCCCCACCCACCATCGCCCAGTTCATCCGTGATCCCTCTCTAGTCAAAGTCTGCATCGGCCCCGTCGGCTCCGGCAAAACAACCGGCATGTTGATGGAGCTGGCCATGCATATGAACGAGGAATTCCCGGACGCGCGCGGGATCCGCAAGACGCGATTTGGAGTTATTCGAAATACCTCAAGCCAGCTACGACAAACCGTACTTCCCGAAATCGAGAAGTGGCTGTCCGCGGCGTTCCACTACAAGGTGACGGACTCCACGCTGCAGTTCCGGTATGACTTGCCAGATGGCACCAAGGTGGAGAGCGACTGGCTACTGATCCCGATGGACGAGCCGCGCGACGTGCAGCGTTTGCTGTCGTTGAACCTCACCGGCGCATGGGGCTCTGAGGCACGAGAGTTACCACTCACGGTTATCGAGGCCCTGCTCGGCCGTATCGGTCGTTACAAATCTGTCGGCGTGAACCAGTGCAAGTGGATGGGCATCATCCTCGAAACGAACCCGTGCGATGAAGACTCGGAGTGGCACACCCGCCTCGAACTCGAATTGCCGAAGGGCTGGAAGGTTTTCAAACAACCCGGTGGGCAGTCGCCCGGCGCCGAGAACACCGAGAACCTGCCGCCCAACTATTACCAGAATCTCATCGACAACAACACGACCGACTGGTGCGATGTCTTCGTGCACGCGAAGTACGGCAAGTCCCTCTCAGGACAGGCGGTCTTCCGCACGTCGTTCAAGCCGGACTTTCATGTCGTAAGCGGCGGCATACTTAAGCTGACCGATGGTTACCCGCTGATGGTTGCCCAGGATTTCGGACGCACGCCGGCGGCTCTTATTACGCAGGTAGATTCGCGCGGCCGTCTCCTTGTCCTCGGGGAGCAGACCTCGACGGACATGGGCCTGGAACAGTTCATTTACACCAACCTTCGCCCAACCCTGTCGCGTAGCTTCCCGGGCGCTGCTGTTTTTGTGATCGCTGATCCAGCCGGTCGTCAGAAGTCGCAGATCAACGAAGAATCTCCATTTGACGCGCTGCATAGACTTGGTTTTAAGGCTTATGCCGCGCCATCCAACGATATTGATCCACGGCTTCGGGCTGTCGAACAATTCTTTCTGCGAAATGTCGATGGAGGTCCAGCGATCATCATAGATGCTGACAAGTGCCCGATCCTGGTACGCGCGTTGAAATTTGATTATCGCTATCGCCGCAAACAAACAGGCGACCTCGACGACAAGCCGGAGAAAAAGCATCCTGCGTCGGACATAGCAGACTGCTTGCAGTACGCATGTATGGGAGCGACTGGGAACTACACTGCCCAGGTCATAGCCGAAAATAAGCCTCGGCAGCGTAAACCACCAATGCCGGTTAGAGCTTGGACTTGAGGTAGGCGAGCGCACGCTCCAAACCTACTACATCATCTCCGAGTTTTCCAATTCCGGTATTACATAGGACGCAGAGCCAACCTCTGAACCGTCCAGTCTTGTGGCAGTGATCCTCTTGGAGGGGTCTTTGCCGCGGCGGACACCCGCAGCTTTCACAGTGAGTCGGCGCCGAATAAGTTGGCACCTCTATCTGCCCCCTCATTTTTCTACGGCTGCGTTGCCGAATCTCTCGGCGATGCACGGGATCAACCGCGGCCTGCCTCGCCAGGAGTCGCTCACGATTGGCGAGATAGTATGCGCGCCAGCGAGCACTATCTTGGGCAGTTCTCACGGCATCGTTCCGGCGGCCCACGGACCGTCACTCACGGCTGTTAGGCAGCCGACAATATCTGGGGGGATCTCGCCGCCGTACCGGGCCCGGATCTCTTTCAGGATGAAATGTGTCTCCAGCCGCTCCGCCAGGAACGCGATGCAGCGCCGCTGCACCGGATCGTAATTCTTGAACCTGCCCTGGTGCCGCTTCGCGAACTCCCGATAGAACGGGATCGTCTTCGCGAAAATATCTTTGATGAGGCGTCCGGGAAACACTCCCATGGAGCAGCCACCCTCGACAAGCGCCGGCTCGCGCTCAAGCGCCACGCGCTCCTGCAGGGTCAGTATCCCCATCTCCTGAGTGAGGTCAAACGCGTCGATGAAGTCGACCATGTGGTGTGCCATGCCCCACTGTACCTTGATATCCCCCTTGCCGCCCAGCTTGACGAAGTTGTGCATGCAAATCAGGAACTCGTGGCCCGGCATAGGCTCCGTCTGCTCGCGCCCGATCCCGCGCGCCTGCCCGACGTTGATGGTGCGGTGGGAGTCCACGCACACCGATTTGCGGACCATGATCTTGCGGTAGCCGCAGATGTTAACCGGCCCGTCGGGGACCAGCAGCGCGATGGAGGGGTGGGCGACCACCGAGACGTGGGTCTGGTAGTCATCCCGCGGCGGCGTGTCTATGATCGCGTCATAGAGCTTGGCCGACAGGAGCGGCGGCTTATGCGCGATGCATAGAGACGGGATCATTTGCGGCAGTCAGCGAGCGGTATCGGATGTCCTTCGTTGAACCAGAGGCCCACATGACCCAGGTCATATGCGAACAGGCCGGCGGCCACGAGCTTGTGCACGAGCGGACGAGTGACCAAACCGGACGACAGGATCACCACTTCCTTGTCCGCTTCCAGGACCAGCTTGTACAGATCGTCGAGCTGCGAGAAATTGTCGCGCGCTTTGCAGGTAACTTCGGCGACGGACTTTGGCGCATTCGGCGAGGTGTCGAGTTTCTTTTTCGTCAAGGACCGGTCCGATCCAGACACTAAACAGATGTCCCTGTCCCGCCATAATTCGCTCACGCTCATCCACCACCCAGTCGTATGCAAGTGGGGGCATGAATCCATACGTGAGACGTTGCTTGATCCGTACCGCTCGTCGTTCAGAAACGGCAAGATCCCCGCATTCGCCTCCAAGTACATCAGCCAGCGCTGATACGCCAGATTCCCAGGCTGCGCGAGTAAGGGCGGCGGTATCAGGCAGTTCAGTACCTGGTTGGAGCCACGGTGAAGGGTCTCCGCAAGAGCCTGGGCTAGGTGAGGGCATGGGTGATGGTACCTGTCGGATTGGCCGCGCATGATGTTGAAGTCGCCGTCGCCGAACCGGGCGAGGCCGCGATACTTTCGGTTGACGAGCTGCTCGATCGTCCACTCCTCTGACATAACTTCGGGGTAGCTCAAAGCACTTTCTCCAGAATAGATGGCATCCATCTTTGCTTTATGATTTCGTGGCCCCGCAGTTCGAGGTCCTTCCGCAACTCGGGGCTGGCGACGAGCATACACGCCGCGTCCACGAGCTTCTCGTACTTTACGCAATGACATGCTGGCAATAACTCCTCATCGACGGCGGTGTCCGGGTCGACCTGACACAGGACCGCCTTCTTGTTGGCGAGAGCGTGCCCGATGCGCAGGCTCTCCATGACCTTCTCTTTGTGGAAGTGCATGTTGAGCACAACCTTCGATCGCTCGGTGACTTCTTGCCGGTATGCGTCGTAGCAGTTCTCCGAGAATACCACGTTGAGCCCACGATGAATCATCGCGTTCCTGATCAACTTGCGGTGCTCGGCAAACATAGATCCCATGAAGCAAACGTCAATGTCCTGCTCTCGATGCGCCGGCACGAAAGTCAATGCCGGCACGTATCCGAAGGGAACATAGACTGTCGGGATCCTGTAAAGTTCCATCATCCGGTGCTGATTTGTTTTGTTGTAGTCCCACACGGTGCGGCAGCGGCGCATGAGCGTGACGTACTCGGGGGAGAAGTGAAAGTTGCCCGCCTGCTCCCAATTGTAGATGATCGCGGAGTCGGGGATCTGGTGCTCGCGGCGCGCAAGCGCCCCACCGATAATTATCTGCTGATCCCCCTCCGTCTCCGAAACGTCCTTACCGAGAAGCCTTAAGCCCTCGATCACGATAGTCCCCACGTCCGCCAGCTGTCTGGCGGCAGTGAGGTTTGCGTGGGTAAGGCATCGAACCCAATACTTCATGGTTGGTCAGAAAAGCCGGCTGAGGAACTCCCACAGCCGGCGTAACACTCCGATCAACCAACCGTAAAACCCGTGGGCGGCAACGGCTTCGGCAGAGAGACCGTGAACGGCAGCTCAGCAGTGAAGTCCGAATTGACCGGTCCCACCGACTGTACGGCGGCGAAGTAGTCACCGGGCGCGAGCGAGGGGATCGCTGCTACCGGCTCGGTGGTGCCCGATACCGGGACGTTGATGGTGTAGACGCCGGGAGTGCCAGCCGCCGGGCGCACGCCCAGGTTGTAGCCGGTGATCTCCCCCGCGACGATCGGCGAGCCGTCGTCGTTCTGGGTGTTCGGTGTCCAGGAAAAGGTTTGCGGATTGCTCATGAACGTGACTCCTGATGGAGGAAGCGGGGTTGTCATTTGTCGAGATACGCGTCGATTGCGCGGCGCAGTGTCTCGGACGTACTGTACCCGCCTGAGCGAGCCAGCTTCTGCAGCTTAGCATACTGGATTTTGGTCACGCGAACGTGTATTCGAACGCCGACTTCTGGGAGTTTTGGGCGGGCCATCATTTATTCCGATAATGTTTGATTGCGTACCAGCTAGCGAGGCAGGACAGCATGATCGAGAGAACTCTTAATCCCAATTCCACGTTGTTCACCCAGGGTGTGATTGCAAAGCCAGCTGACACCACAAGACTTGCTGGACCGCTTAGGTCGTGAGGATGAGACATGTGGGCTCCGTTTGACATGGGTGCAGCTTATGGGTGAGGCGTGCCAAAGTCAAAGCTCAGCTGGACCGGGCTGCGGGTTTCCCTGAACAGCATCCACTGCTGCGTCTCTCTGTTGCCGGGCAGATAGGACCTCGATGATTCTTCGCTGGCACATATAACGGACATAAGGTATAGAGCCCGCAATCCGGGCCCGGCTGCCCTTGAGGGCCTTGTAGAATCCCTTGCCAGAAGTTCGCGGGTTGTACTGCAGGGTACGGTTGACAAATGTGTGCTCATTACCCTGTCGGTCCTTCCAAATCTTCGGGTGGTCGTAGATCAGTAAGGTCGACGGTATACCCTTCTCGTTGATCTTCGGCTCCGGCATCAACACCTCCTGCGTCCTGGCGTACCAGCGGAGCTTTTTGCATCGCTTTGCGTTCATCTCGTTGTTCCCTTGCAGTTGCTAAATGTTGCAGCATGTGATTGAGCGTCTCAGGCATCTTGCTCATGATCTCTGCCACGTTGTCGCCCATGATCTCAGTCGAGACCCCCATCTGGTCGATGATGATCTCAGCCTTGAATCTTATTGGTTTCACGCGCGCCATACAATCCGTCCTCCGATGTAGAAGCCGCAGATGCGGACCATGAATGCCCAGCGGGACACGCGGCCGTGCACCCACCACCTCCAGTCTTTGGCGGGCATCGCCCACCCGGCCATGATGTCAATCATATTCGTGCCACAAGTTCCACTGCTTGGGGAACTCCGTCGGCCGCCACTGGCCCCATATCCTGGTGCCGTTGTCGTTACCGCGGACCTCGTACGTCTCGAAGATGTGCTCAAGCCACACCCAGCCGTTAATCTCCAGATGCGGCACGCGCTCCACCGGCTGCACCATGCCGCCGCGCAGTTTCGCGTTCAGCTTGGCTTTCGTTATGTAGCTGCTGGGGTACGGTGAGTTCATATGCCAGAACCCCGGCTCGTACGGTATTGGCTTCTCGCCGGTCGAGATCCACTTTGTGGAGGAGAGTATTACTCTGCGCGGCCACCAGTAGAACTTGACCCGGACATCGCGCACGTTGGGACCTTTTGTTTTCATTCGTCGTCATCGCCCGCGGCCAGCACGAAGTACCCGAACCCGGCGATGAGCGCCAGCACAATTATCAAAGTCCAAATATTCATCGTTGACACTCCAGGAAAAATGACCCTTGCTCCGTATCGACCCAAAACTCTCTCGTCCCTGCGGGGCAGCGCCCGCGCGCAGGAGACTGACCCTGACCGTGGTTGCCGGTCGGCGGCCGGGAGGGCAAGTTATACGCACTCCGCGAAGTGAGTATACAAACCGCCGCAAACACCATGAAGCTGGAGAAGATCCCCAACCCGACCCACCTCATATCAGCTTGGCCTTGTCCGCCTTGCAGATGTCATACACCATGGTGTTGTGCGCGAGGTCCGCGTACTCCACCAGCTGCGCCACGGTGAACCCGTGCATGTGCGTAGCGTCGAACCGGATGATCATGTCGGTGCCCTTGTAGGTGATGACCACTGCCACCAGCCCGCACTTATGTGTCGCGGGGTTTACTGCCGTGAATCCGGTCGCCGTGTCCGGCGGCAGGTCCTTCGGCACCGCGTCCAACGTGGGGGTGTCCGCAAACACCTGAGCTGCACACAAAGTCAACAAGGCAATTATCGTCACGAGTTTAAGCACAAGACCTCCTAGCTGAACATACACGCTTGAAAATGGTACCACTGGCACTGTGGCTCGTTCTCGTCGAGCGGCACACGATCGGCCCAGTATGCGGTACGGTTGATCAGGTCCGCAAGAACTAAATTCTTGTTGAACCGCTCCGCGATCTGCTTCCCCCATAGTTCAGCGAGAAAGAGGCCGGAACTACTCAAAGAGGCTCCACTGACACTCCGGCCGCTGCCCGACCCACGACCGGTAGGGGACGGAGAACTTGTACGGATCATACCGCTCGAACTGCCGCTCGTTGTAGGTGTGACCCCGGCACTCAAACCCGAAGAGGGTGGAGGGGATCATAGAAACAAATTCCACTGGCAGTGCTGCTCGTGCAGGAAGAAGTAGGTGTCCGGATTCATCCGGTACTTGCCGGTCACGGGGGAGACCTCGTACTCGCGCTCGTAGCCGGCCGCGAGGCGGCAGTCTTTGCGGTGCCGGCGGTACCACTCGTCGCGGAGACTAATTGGCTTCGATGCTTTCACGGGAATAAATCCCACTGCATCTGCAGGACGAAGACGGGGGACATCTCCCATTCATCGAGCAGGCAGTTGCAGATGTAATCCCAGCCTAAATGAACAGGCATTGCTGCCCCTCCACGTTCACGTACCACTCGGAGCGATTCTGATCATACTCTTTCGACATCACCGGAGGGCACTCGTCATGCGGCATGTTCGGCGTGGCCGCGTGTACAGCGGGCCAGACGGATCCGATCATGGGGACGATGATTCTCATGGTCGTAGTGTATTGGTGGGCCGTTTATGTGTCAATCTAAAACGTAGAATAATTTTTATTCAGGAGCTTCACGTTCTCCGCCAGCAAAGCCTCCATCAGCTTTCGCTCACGACGTTTGTAGTTTTCGTCTGGCCATGCCCGCCACCTCCAACCGGCGAAGCGCCCGTGGTTCACCCAACCAAGTAGGCGCGCGTGAAGATTCTTGCTTGAGCCAACGTAGCAGCGTCGATCTTTATAGATCAGGTATGCGCCTGGCGTCTTGATTAAGTGGTGCCATTGATAGTGCCGAAGGCCCGGCTGCTTCTTAGGGATGACGTTCATGCCGTACTGTACATAAACGACACACTTTAATCAACGGTTTGATTTTTTGTTTTCGTGCAAGCGAAGCACCCAAAGGGACGCATCCCCCCTGCCACCCCCGTGGCCCTATCCCGGGGTCGGGGCCAGGCCCTAGTCAAGGTGACAAGGCTTGTCACAGAAACCCCTTTCCTCAACACCGGTATATGTAGGCACCACACAATCTAATACGGAGAATCATCATGGCTAAAGACAACAAGCTCGCATCCACTCTGGCAACAAGCGTTGTGACAAGCATTGTCACAGCGTTGGCTGCTGGTATCACGGCCGCGAAGAACAGCGGTAGCGCATTGGTTGAGTTCTGCAAGGTCGCTGGCAAAGCGTTACCCAAAACCCCTGTCGAATCGGACGTGATCGCGATCGCGAAGGCACTGTCTGTGAAAATGGGTTGGGAAGGCAGCAAGCGGGAGCGACAGAACATGTCGGAAGCGCGGGCTCTGATCCGGCAGCACGCGTACTTACAAGAAGGCATGGCGGCATTGCGTGCATCTGAGTATGGCGCATGCGGATACCACGACCTGGTCAGCTTCGCTCGCAGCCTGAAGGAAGTTGGGAATGTAGCCGCTGCGGTCAAGCTTTTCAACACGACCAAAAAGGCGAAGAAGGCGGACACTGGTCACAAGCTTGAGTTGGCAGTGCAGGCTCATTACCAGACGGTCAGCGAGTCCAAGTCAAGCAGCAAGCGGGCACAGCTTGCCGCATTGAACGCCGTCGCTCAGGCGTTTGGTTTCGAGACGGTCAAGGGAGCCGAGTGAGAATGTGACAACCCTTTGTCACAACCTACCCCCAGCGCATGCAGGCTGGGGGTTTTCGTGCGTCTGTATTACGTAGTGAAGTTACGTAGAAGGGTAGTAATGAAAATCGACATCAATTCTACCTAACTTTTCCCGTGTTTTGCAGGGTGAAAGCCCTATATATTATATTAAGTAGGTAGAATATATATATAGAGTGACTTTTTGGCAGTGGTGCTAGATGTTTTCATGACTGCGCGCCAGCACGAAGCCAATAAGTCATTACGTAGTGACGCCAAAAGTTCGCGTATAAGTCTGTGTGTAGTTCTGGAATACACTACCTAATAACGAAATACGAAGCCAATCAGGCACTTACAAAAAGTTACGTATATACGTAACATTCATTAAGCTTGTCTGGGAGAAAATAGTGAAGTCACTACCTAAAACCATCAACTCGATGCGCCTGGATCATGTATTGCACGAGCACTACGCAGGCCATTTCGGTCACCTGCAACTCAACCCTGACCGATACGATCCGACTGTTCAGTGGTGGGTCACACTGTCCATCAACCGCGCCGAGCGCGGCTACTGGAAGGTTCGCCGGTCTCAGTTCTGCCTTTTTGATTAGCTACGCTTGCCTACGCTCTGCTCCGGCCAAGCTGCGCTATCCGATTTGCAAAGCACCTTAAACGTTCCACACAACCATTAGGAGATTAACATGACAACCCTTGTCACATGCTTTCTGATCGCGTCCATGCTGTTCAACCTCTGGTTCATCGTCCTGCTCATGCAAGACCGCAGGGCTGCCAGCCGCCAAGCTATCGCCGAAGCCACCAAGGCAGTGCGTGATTACATGGCCGAGTGCGCTGGGTTTGACGCTGCGATCCCCGAGCGCTGCGCAGCATGGCCGGATGAGCGTAGCGAAGTAGGCATGCGCAGCCATAGAGATGATGTCTGGGCTGATCCGCGCTGCTCACACCGCGGAGCGGACTGCAACTGCCCGGCCGGCACATGTCAATTCGTGACTGCGCCACGACAGCAACAAAACAAGCCGACAATACAAGAACAGATCAACGCGGTGCTGACCGACCGTATCAACGCTCTGGAGAGCTATCGGCGCAACCACGCGCAACGCCTGAACGACGTTGAGGAAGCGCTGGCTGAGACTGGTGATGAAGTCGCCGGCCTGAACGATATGGGGTTCAACGTGACGCCGAGTGAGGCTGTGCATCTGCGGCGGATGGCGGGTGATATGGACTTTGGTGACGACGCTCAGACCGACTGGGCGAACCACCAGAAGAACTATCGTGAGGCAGCGCGTGCGACCATTGCCGAGATGTTCGAGGTGCGCGATGTCACTGACTATGAGGCTGAGTTGATGATGGCTGCACGGCAGCGCGAGGCCGAGGAGAAGTTGGTACCTGGGACTTTGGTTGTTACCCGTAATCACATATTAGCTGACAAGATCTTCATGGCTGCCGACCTGGACTATACGCAGCCGATGACAACGGTTGTCACAGAGTCGCCTAACAAGGACTTCGACCCGGAGAAGACGCAGCCGATCTACTGTCCTTATGCGATGGTGGACTTCTATCTGCCTGTGCAGTGGTCGGACGGTGACCAGACTGTGGTGGACGCTCAACAGGTGGTGCGAGATGGCTGGTCGAACGCGTGAGGATCTGACACACCAGGAGGTCGTGAGGCGCGCAGATGATGCAGCAACACAATGGGCAGACGATAGCGAGAACGGATCATCAGACATCTATGCCGAGTGGACTAGCTGCCTCTCCCGCGCTGAGCTGGACATGTGGCGCAGGACCACACCTTGGGCATACGTGCAGATAGATCTGTTCCGAGGAGGATGACATGGACGATGAGATCGAGTTCGAGCGCGGGCTGTACTGGCGGACTATAGAGTCCGTTCAGTATGGCGGTGCGTTCGGGTTGTACGTCTACAAGTTCAACTCACCTGAGTGGATCGAGGCGGTGAACATGACCGATGCGCTGTCTGAGATGTTTAAAGATGGTGTGCAACTCTGCCTGTTTCATGCCACGCGCTACGCAGTTGGAGGACCTAACGATGCCAACTAGTTATGGTGAGAACGAGTCGATCATGCCCGAGGATGAGTGGTATCAAGCGTGTCGAGCGTACAACCAATCGACGCGCGGCGGCGGAGAGTTCGAGCCTTGGGCGCATGCACAGATCTGCCTGTTCGGAACGATCGCCTTGCATGCATGGAGAAAATCATGACTGCGCGCAAACAACGTAGATCCAAGTGGTATGACGTGATTGATAGCGAGGATAGCCCTTGGTTCCACGTACCTGAGTGGGTTGAGTTCGACCCTGATAACCCGCAGCATGGCGCGTGGATGACCGAGGACAGTGATCAACTGCAGATGTGCCTGTTCAAAGCGACACGGTTCGTGTCGGGAGGCGGATGACAATGGTTGTCACACACGACGACGATTGGGACATGACCGACGCTGCGATAGGCAGCAGCGATGAGGCGCAGCTGGCCCGGGTATATCTGCTGCCTCCTGATGAGCTGCATGAGTGGCAGCAGAACGCAAAGCCGACAGCTAGATGGAACGCATACACTGCATTCGACACGATGCAGTGGTGTGTGTTTTAGGAGGATGAGATGAGCTTAGCAGACAACGTCTTTGCAGCTAATCAGGTAGATGGCGGGCAACCCGGTGCGGATAACGTAGCGGAGAACAACATTAGGTGGAAACTCAGCGAGAGTCCGTACTACGAACTCGACAGACAAGAGGAGTGGTTCGGCTCTGCTGCCTATCAGTGGATGCTGTTCGATAGGAGGCCCCGATGAAATTCGACAGACGACACTGGTCATCGGTTGAGCGTGATAGCGACGGGCTGCTCATGTGCTCGCCAGAGTGGGTGAACAGTCCAGCGAACCACAACATAGATGGTGACATGCTCGCAGAGAATCGGCAGTTCTGCCTGTTCCGCGCGACTCACTATTACAGCGGCCGCACACCATTGAAGGAGGTGGGGATATGTTTACGAACTCGTGCGCGCCTCAGGCGATACGGATCGCGCTAGGCATTTCATATGGTGCTGCGTGTGAACGGGTCAGGCGAGCGCGTGGCGATCCACGCTCTGTGACCTACGCAGTGTTCAAACGGCTGTTGGGTAAACGCATAACCAAGGAGACGAGGTACAGACGCACAAGACCATTCATGCAGTGGCGCGAGGGCAAGCGTGGGCTGTGGCTGGTGATAGCTAAATGCAAGTGGGACCGTGGTGCGCATGCACTCGTGTTGCGTGATGGCAAGGCATATGACAACGGATGGGCTGCGGTGTGGCGCGAGCGGCTGCGTGTGCATGTGGCATGGAGGTTGCGATGAGCTACGGAGATGAGATCGAGCGAGTGGTGTATGCATGGCAGGACATAGATGTTCTACGGCTGGCTGCTGGTAGGAAAGTGAATATACATCTCTGCTCACCAGAGTGGGTGGAGTCTCCGGGTGAAGGTTTGCTCGATGCGAAAACCAAACGGCAGTACTGCCTGTTCGAGGCAACACGCTGTGTGGTTGGCGTGATACGCAAATCATGACTGCGCGGCGCGGCGCGTGGATGGATTGTAATGTGCCAGTAGAGGGAATTGTTCTACACCAGCATATACCAGAGTGGTCTGAGTGTTCACCAGAGGAGTTAAGCGCTGCAAAGGATGCATGGCGAGGGTATCAGCACTGCTTGTTCGCAGCAACGAGGTTCAGATACGAATGAAATACCGACACTTGAAACTAATCGCAGCATTGTGGGTGTACTCAAACTACATCCGACCAAGCTGGCTACCAAGTCAATGGGTCACCGCGACCCTGCGGCTTCAACACTTTATGATCCACGGCAAGAGGGCAACATGAGTTATCAAACAGCATTGATGAGATCAATGGCCGCCAGCAGGGCGCGTGCGATGAAGAAACTAAACGGAGGACACAATGGCAAGCGACGTGGCCTGGTGCGAGGAGAGCAAACACCGGCCAGCGCCGGGCTTCAAGAACCTATCCCTGAGCCAATCAAGCAAGAGGTCAGCGAAGCACTGGTGGCCGGTTAGCTACGCTGACTGGTATTGGATGACCGACGCATCGTGGCTGTGCATGCAGTCGTACCTGTTCGAGTAACAAGGGTTGTCACATGAAATCCGATGCAATCTTTTACTTCCACCTGTGGGTGGACACACACTGCTGGCCGCCGACACTGTCGCAATATATGTGGGTACGACAGCAACATGATTTGTTTCTAGAGGAGGATTGAGATGGAACCTGATTACGACAAGATCATGGAGCAATACAAAACGTTCGAGAAGTTGTGCGACAAAGAGCCAACACCGGTTCAGTGGTCGTACTACCTCGAACACATCAACGGCAATAAGATCGATCAACCAACACTACACTAGGAGATTTATGAATACTTTCTTTGCATTGGTTCTGGTGTTCACCACCACGGACAAGGTCA